GGTTACATTATTATGATGTTTAGGTAATTTTTTCCGACCTTCTTTATACATCGCTTCTTCGGTATGCCAATGTTTTTCACATACAGTATATAATTTGTCGAGTGCTTTAAAAATATCAGTGTGCTCCTTATCCAATTTTCGATTTATTTTTACAAAAGCAGTGTTTTTACAATTCTTAGCTGGCATTATATAATATATACAGAAAATAATTATACATATAATAATTATAAAAGCACTAAATACTTTTTGGAAAAAAGGTACTCGTTGGATTATTTCGCGATTGTGCGAGAAAGAGAGCGCAAGCTTTTATGATTTTAATGGGTATGACAGAATAGGCTATTAGATAATTGCCTATGACCTATCTTAAACCTACCGGCGTAAATAAAATTCTTCTTAAACTTATCACCATTCAAATAACTAACAACCTTTTTTAAATCCATATTTTCTTTTGGCAATAGCATTAATAGCGCTCCACCAAAATATTGTACTTTATCAGCAAACGCTACTTCTTCTTGTCTTGTAAGATTAGATATATAGATACATTCCTTACCCCAATTTTCCTCTATTAATTTTACATTTCTTGGAGCACCCCATTCAAACCAATTACTTTCATCAAAATTCTTTATTTTGCGATTTATTAGCGTATCTTTATTTTTTTGTAAGTATTCATCTAAATCTTTTTTGCCTGTTGGATATTTTTTAACCAATATATATTTATCTTTTACGTCTTTTTTATTTAATAATTGAATATTCCCAAATTGTTCGTTTTTATATACTGTTTCCTTACCAGTTACCATACCAACAGCAATGTGAAAGTAATCTTTAAATATGTGTTGTTGGGTTTCTTGTGTATCGGAAAATGTAATTAATCCGTTAGTATGTATAAGATATTTGACAGTATCATTGAATAATGTTTTCTTTGGTAATGATTTATTTTTACAATATCTAAAAATAATAACATCAATGGATGCATTTTTAAAAAGATTTTCCTTGTTTGGATGTACGATATGTGTGAAAGTGCCATGCTCCATCATTTCTTTTATTATTTTTACTGCGCTTGTTAATTTTAAAAAGTCACTTGGAACAATGAATATCAATTCACCGTTATTATCTAATAGATGGTAACATTTATCAATAAAATCAATGTATAAATTACCTTTATTTGTTTTAACATAAGGTGGATTTCCAATAATAGTATCGTATTTTATATTGATATTTTGATTCATAAAATCACCATATACAATATCATCTTTATTTATACCTTCTAATAAAACTATATCTTCATCTATTTCATACATATCAATGGGTATATTTTTAAATTTTTTCTTTGCTCGACAAACAAGGTCTCCCCTTCCAATAGAAGGTTCTAATATTTTGTTTGGTATGTTAAATATTAAACCAACTACATGATTTTGTAAATATTCATCTTCTGTAAAATATTGTCCTTTTGAGTGATAATCAGTCATTTAAATATTTATAAAATAGATATTTAAATCAATTTTATTTGTTCGAAATAACTTTTATTAATCTCACAACCAATGAATTTTCTTTGTGTATTTTTACAAGCTATTGCTGTCGTCCCTCCACCCAAAAATGTATCCAAAACAATATCTCCTTCATTTGAGTGCTTTTTTATCAGTTCTTCAAATAAAGGGATGCTTTTTTGTGTGGGATGAAATCTACCCTTACCATTCTGTATTGGGTATTCATAAATACCTTTATCATATTTAGAGTTGAAAGTAGGTTTTCCACCTTTAACACCAAGAAGAGCGATTTCTCTTGTGTTTGATAAATAATTAACAGATTGATTTAATGGAACAGGATTAGTTTTTATCCATTCTATAAATCTGATTTGTTTAAATTTGTATTTTTCCATTGTGATTTTTAAAGAAGTTAATTTCCATAGATCAAAGAAAATGATGCACGTTCCACCCTTTCTCAATTTTTTATAAAATAATTCTATAAATTCTTCTAATTTTTCCATAGTGAATTCTTTATCCCAATCACCATAATCAGTTTTATAACCATACTTTTTGCCTGATGTGTTACCATATTTAAGATAATTTTCTTTGTACTTATCACTTTTAATTTTATTTTTTAATTTATAATCATTCCATTCCTTTTCTGTTTTTACATTTTTTCCTTGTTCTTCTATAGATTTTACTTGTTCTGTAAATTTATTCATTCCAGAATCTTTCGATATAATATAAGGAGGGTCTGTTAATATAAGGTCAATACTATTGTTTTTTAATGTTTTCAGAAATTCTAAACCATCGCAATTACTAATATCCATTACAATAATATATAAAATAATATTTAATAGGTTTCAAATATTATTTAACGTCTTTTCTTGGTTTTACATTTCTTGTATTTACCTTTCTTTTTACCTGATTTGTGACGGCATCTTTTACCTCTGCTTTTTCCTTTCTTTCCTTTTTTGGCGGTTTTGCCCTTTTTAACACTGCCAAAATGCCCTTTCTTGGTGAAATAACCTTTGGCATGCAATTGTTTAAGACCTTTGCTTTTACCATAAGCGTGCTTCTTTCTTGAAACAATGCGCCCGTGTTTGTTTTTGATCAAGTCACTTCTTTTCAAGCCTTTTTTACCGTAACCGGTTTTGTAGGCAGTTCCATTCCACACTTCTCTTCGCGACCCAACAGTGATTTTGTATTTTTTACCACCAACCATGGATGCGCCATCTTTGTTGTAAACATTATTTACCATTATATTAATTGTGTAGAAAATAATTAAACGCAATTTTTTGTTCTAAAGTAAATATATGATGGACCCAGAAGAAGATATAGAAATAATAAATAATTTTATAATGAGAAATCAATTAATGGAAACGGTAGAAGAAGTGAAACAATTAGAACATTTATTGAAGGGTGCTAAAGAAAGACTAAAATTAGAAATGGAAAAAAGAGGATTATGGGGATGGAGGAGGTGGTTTTGGTCAATATTAGGTTATTATTAATATGAGAAGGGATATTAATAATAAAATTGAAATGATATAAATACATATGAATATTGTAATAAATGGCGACCATGAGTAATAAACTTGCGAAACAATATCAGTCTATGACTGCTTTAGAACATATAGAAAAGAAACCAGATACTTATATAGGTGCTATTGAAACCGATGAACTTGAAACTTGGGCATTAAACAAGGATAATACTGCTTTCGAACATAAAGTAGTAAAATGGGTTCCTGGATTATATAAATGTTTTGATGAAGCGATTGTAAATGCTCGTGATCATTACATTAGAATGAAATTATCAAAGGAAAAAAAGAAGAATGTTGTAAAAAATATTGAAGTTAGTTGTAATAATGATGTTATTGAAATAATGAATGATGGTAATGGTATTGACGTAGCAATGCATCCAAAAGATAAATTATGGATACCAGAAATGATATTTATGCATTTAAGAACATCTACTAATTATGATGACGAAGAAAAGAAATTGGTAGGCGGTAAAAATGGATTTGGTATTAAATTGGTATTCGTATTTGCCAAATGGGGTGAAATTGAAACTGTTGATCATGTTCGAAAGTTGAAATATACGCAACGAGTAGAAAGAAATTTGTCTAAAATTCATAAACCAAAAATAGAGAAATATACTGGAAAACCTTATACTAAAGTAAGGTGGATGCCTGATTATGAGAAATTTGGATTGGATGGTATGACAGACGACATTTGGAGTCTCTTGAGAAAAAGAGCATTTGATATCGCAGCTGTAACAGATAAATCATTAAAAGTAAAGATTCAAGGGAATGAAATTCAGGTGAAATCATTTGAACAATATGCTGATATGTATATTGGAAGTAAAGAAGATGCTCCAAGAGTATTTCAAAATAGTGATAGATGGGAATGCGTTGTTGGTCTATCTCCATTGGATGAATTTTCACAAGTAAGTTTTGTTAATGGTATTTATACAGGCAAAGGTGGTAAGCACGTAGATTATATAGTCAATCAAATATGTAAGAAACTGATTGAATATATTAAGAGAAAGAAGAAAGTAACGGTTAAAGCCACTACTATAAAAGAACAATTGATTGTATTTGTTAATTGTATGATTGAAAATCCAGCTTTTGATTCACAGACTAAAGATTATATGAATACACCTTATAGTAAATTTGGATCAAAATTTGAAATCACAGATAAAACAATTGATAAATTAGCTAAAATGGGTGTAATGGATGCTGCTATTAGTTTGAATGAAGTAAAACAGATGAAACAGGCGAAATCAACTGATGGTAGAAAAAGTAGGAGTATAAGAGGCATACCAAAATTAGTTGACGCGGGAAAAGCAGGTGGTCCAAGTTCAATGCAATGTACGTTGATTTTGACAGAAGGGGATTCGGCTAAGGCGGGTGTTATGTCAGGATTGACAAAAGAAGATAGAAATTGGTTTGGTATATTCCCATTAAAAGGGAAATTGTTGAACACATTGGATGCTGCTACAGCAAAAATTAATAACAATACTGAAATTGCTAATATTAAAAAAATAATGGGATTACAAACAGGTAAGAGATTTAAAAATAAAGATGATATGAAAAAGACATTGAGATATGGAAAGATAATGATATTAACTGATCAGGACTTAGATGGACATCACATTAAAGGCTTGACTATTAATTTGTTTAGTTCTCAGTGGAATGATTTATTTCAAATGAATGACTTCTTGGGTTATATGAATACGCCTATTATTAAAGCAACAAAAGGTAAAAAAGAAAAATCATTCTATAATGAGAAACAATATAAAGATTGGAAAAAAGAAAATGATAATGGAAAAGGATGGAAAATCAAATATTATAAAGGATTAGGAACGAGTACAGGCAAAGAATTTAAAGAATATTTTGCCAAGAAAAAGTTTATAATGTTTAATTTTACAGGTGAGGAATCACAGGATGCTGTAGATAAGGCATTTAATAAAACAAGAGCTGATGACAGAAAGGAGTGGTTAAGTGATTATGATAAAGATGCGAGATTAGATGTTGATAAAAAGAAATGTCCAGTGGAAGATTTTATTGATAGAGAATTAATACATTTTGCGAAATATGATTGTGAGAGGTCGATTTGCAATTTAGTCGATGGTTTCAAGACAAGTCAAAGGAAAATAATATATGCCGCATTTAAGAGGAATTTGACAAAAGAAATTAAAGTAGCACAGTTTTCAGGTTATGTTAGCGAACATTCAGCATATCACCACGGTGAGATGAGTTTAAATATGGCTATTGTTAAATTAGCGCAAGAGTTTACGGGATCTAATAACATAAACACATTAATGCCTAACGGACAATTTGGAACGAGATTATCAGGGGGGAAGGATCATGCAAGTGAAAGATATATATTTACATTGTTGAATAAACTAACCAGACATATATTTCCAGAAGCAGATGATAAAATATTAAATTATTTAGATGATGATGGAACGCCAGTAGAACCAGATTTCTATTTACCAATATTACCAATGATTTTAGTGAATGGAGGTAAAGGTATTGGAACTGGTTTTAGTCAAGATGTAATGTCATATAATGTTAAGTCATTGTGCGAATATATTAGAAACATGTTAAAGGGTGAAACAAAACGTCCATTAATAGAACCGTATTATGAAGGATTTGAGGGAGAAATTATTAAATCAGAATTTATTCATAAAGACGATGGTAAAAAATATTTGAAATACTTATTCAAAGGAAAATATAAGATTATATCTTCTGATACAATACAAGTCACAGAACTTCCAGTTGGTTATTGGACTGATAGTTTTAAAGAGGATTTGGAAAAGTTAATGGATGACAAAAAGAAGAAGGCTATTATAAGAAATATTCAAGACGACAGTACTGATGCTGTAATTGATTTCAAAATCAAATTTGTTCCTGGAGTATTATCTGATTTAGTAACTAAAAAAGTGGATAAAAATTTAAATATGTTAGAAAAAGTGTTGAAGTTGGTTACAAGTAAAACTACAAGTAATATGTATTTATTTGATGAAAAACAACAATTACATAAGTATTATACAGTAGAAGATATTATTAGAAAATACTATCCAATTCGATTGAACGGGTATAAAGAAAGAAAAGCATATTTATTGAAGATATTATCGAGAGCTATAGCAATATTATCAAATAAAGCAAGATTTATTAAAGAACAATGTGATGAAGTTATAGATTTGAGAAAGAAAAAGAAGAGTGATGTAATTGATTTATTGAAATCAAGAAATTATAATGTAATAGATGGCGATGAAGAATATAAATATCTAAGAACTATGACAATAGATAGTTTAGAAGAAGAGAACATTGCTAAATTATTAAAAGATAAGGAGACAAAATTACAAGAATATAAGATCTTAAACAAAATATCTATACAAGAACTATGGTTAGAAGACTTAAATGAATTTGAAAAGGTCTATGATAAATATTGTGTTGAAAGAAGAGATAGATTGGTAGGAGATGGAAAATCTAAAAAGAAGAAAAAGAAGAAGAAGGTGAAAGCTTAATAAATATACATAAATATAAATTTTTTAATTTATGTGTATTTATATAAAATTTAAGTTAGCAAGGCGACATCCTTGAATATAACCATTAAAATTGAATTTTAATTTGTAATGAGATGTAAATTACTTATAAATAAAATCATGAATCAAAGCTTATTGAACAAATATAAAGAAAGAATAACTCCAATCGTATTGGAGATTATAAATAGAAAACCAAGAGAGTTTGTGTGGGAATCAACCTTTTTAGGTAATTCGACAGAAGAAGCAAAACGAAGAGAAGACACTGCTTTTAAAGAGAGACAAATTAAAATGAAAGAGGGAGATATAGCACAAGCTATGATAGGAAATTGGCATGGATATGAAGATTTGGGTATAGGTCACGTGACAGGTGTAGATTGTCGTAAATTAGATAATATACAAATATTAGAAATAAAAAATAAATGGAATACTTGTAATAGTGGTTCGGCGAAAACTGTAAAGGACAAGTTGGCGGAATATAAAAATAATAATCCAAATACTGAATGTATTTGGGGAATTATAAATCCAAAATCTGGTGTTAGTGGTAAAACAACAGTAATCCAACATAATGGCGTAGAAATACTGCAACTACAAGGCGATGATTTATTTAAAAAAATATTTGTAATTGATGGATATGACTACACAAATGATGTGAGAAATATAGTAAAAAATATTATGTATAATTAATCGATATAATAACGTGAAGACAGGAGACAGCTTTTTTTATTCGAGAACATTATGTATTTCTTGAGCTATAGCGTGAGCCATTTTAGGTGGAACAGCATTACCAATTTGTTTGTATTTTTGAGCTAATGAACCATAAAATTTATAATCATCTGGAAAACTTTGTATTCTTGCTGATTCGAGTACTTGTAGTGGTCTTGTTTCAATAGGATGACATCTTTCGGTTTGTTTTTGTTGCGGAGAACATAATATAGTTAGAGAAGGTTTATTCATATGAAGCCGTTTTGCTATACCTCTTCTACCTCCACCCGAATTATAACTCGCTCCCATATAAGCAATTTGAACTTCTTCAGGTAAATTAATCCAGCAACCGCCCTGTGGCACTTGTCTCATTACTTCATATTTTTCTGGTTTATATATAGAACCTTCGCTTTCTGGACAATTAGTTAATACATCTTTAAGAACAGGTTTATATGCGTGTTCTTTTGGAAAAGTGAATGTTTTCTTAATATCATTTCTTACACCTATAATTATTAATCTTAAACGATTTTGAGGGACACTATAGTCGTTAGAATTTAAAACTTTATATGAGATTTTATATCTATTTATTTTATTAAACTCGTCTATTATGAATTTAAATGTTTTACCTTTATCAACGCTTAATAATCCTTTTACATTTTCAACTAAAAATATTTTTGGGTTAATTTCATCAACCATTTTTATAAAGTGTAACATAAGTTTCCCTCTTTCATCTTTAATACCCTTTCTTTTTCCTGCTTGTGAAAATGATTGACAGGGGACACCACCCATTAATACATCTGTTTTATTTTTGTATTTATTATAATCAATATCGATCATGCTACCATGATGGACAGGAACATTTTTGTGATTTATTTTAAGTGTTTCGCAACAATTTTTATCAAAATCATTTAATAATATAGGCTTAAAATTTGCGTTTATAAATCCACTACTTAAACCTCCGGCTCCAGCACATACTTCTACAAATGTTTTTTGAGACATGATATATATTCAAATGAATATATATAATCTAAATCAATTTTATTCAATTAAAATGTTCCTTCCTAAAATAGTAATTAGAACCAACCTTTAAAGTATAATGTATTAGTATGCATAGTTGATTTAGGTCTTTCCATAGGAGTGGCGATGGTGCTTACGTCGTGTTTATATCTGGTATATGCTTTTGCTTCGCTTAATATTTGTGGAGCACAATAATCAACAACGAGTTTATTTAATGCTATAATTTGTTCTGTTATGCGATGAGGTTTGTTAGAAGAATACTGTAAAAATGTGCTTCTCATTATTATTTTTAAAGTATCTTCATTCTGATCACCAATAACATACATTGTTTTAGACAAATGATAAACAGCTGCTTTTATGGCATTTTGTATAATTCTAATATTTTCACCAGAAAAGAAAGCATCAGACAATACTGTGGATTGCCAATTACCAGCCATAGCATCTTTGTATGATGTTGATTTATTATTAAGAGGAACTTGTTCATATAGTTTAAATATATCGGATTGATTAGGACCCATAATATTTACTCTACCGTTATTCATTATATTAGTAATTGAGATAAAATAATAAGAGTAAAAATTTAATTATCTTGATAATTAATATATGGCAGATGGAGCGTTTCAAAAAAATGTTGCAAAAGCTGCGCTTGTAGTTTTTTTAATTATGATGGCACTAATGGCCTTAATGATGGCTAAATTTAAAGAAAACCAATTGTATCCTCCAGAGGTCCCTCCTTGTCCAGATTATTGGATTAATAAAGGCGATCAAAAATGTGAGAATAGACAAGGTTTAGGAAATGGAAGCTGTACAGGGACGGCGAATTTTTCCGCTAAAAAATATCAAGGAATGAAAGGTAGAAAAGAAAGATGTAATTTTGCTAAGAGATGTGAAATAGAATGGGACGGATTAACAAATGTTAAAGGTACCTGTTAAACAATTAATTACAGATAATTTATTATTTATAATTAATAATATGGATATGTTACCAGAAGATTTATTAAATCATATTTATGGGTTTATACCCCTACACATTAAATGCTTATTATCTTCTAAAAATTATAATGAATATAATAGTTATCATTTTGAATATTTAAATAAAACTATTTATGGGAATCATTTAAAATTAAATAAGCGATTCACTTTTGATACTTATGTAAGACGTTTAATTAAAAAAGATATGTATTATGTATTTACATTTGTGTTGAAAAATAATATGAAACAATGGCGTAAAATGAAAAAAAAAAGATATAAAAACTTTAATTATAAATCTAAATTATTGTTCTATTCATTTTATTGCATTGAATGTAAATCAAACAAATGTTTACAAAAAATAAAAGATTATATTTAATTTAATTAATAAAGATAATTCATAATACTAATTTATAAATGGAACAATTGAATATGAATCAGTTATTAAATCGATTAGAAGAAGAAAAAACTATAAAAAAGGCATTGAACTATTTTGAAAATAATAAATCAAATTTATTAACAAAAAGAGGTATATATATTTATGGATCTCCAGGTTCGGGTAAGACAATATTCATAGAAAAAATATTGAAAGATTTAAATTATGATGTTATAAAGTTTGATGCAGGTGATGTGAGAAATAAAAGTATTATAGAAACAATAACGAAACATAACATGTCAGATAAAAATATCATATCCTTGTTTCAAAAAAAAATTAGAAATATAGCAATCGTTATGGATGAAATAGATGGAATGAATTCAGGGGATAAAGGAGGTATAAATTCATTAATAAAATTAATAAGACCAAAGAAAACGAAGAAACAAAAAAAAGAACAAATAACAATGACACCTATAATTTGTATAGGTAACTATCATATAGATAAGAAAATAAGAGAAATGATGAAAATATGTACTACAATAGAATTGAAAAAACCATCAAATGATAAGATAAGAAATTTAATAGATTTATTAATGCCAAAAATAGATAATTCATTAATTTCAAATATAATAGAATTTATACAAGGAGATTTGAGAAAATTGAAATCGACGTATGATATTTATAATACACATCAGACTATATTAAAAAATCAATTGATTCAAAATCTTTTTCAAAAAAAGAATTATAATGAAGATACAAAAGAAATCACAAAGAAATTATTAAACAATAATTATAAAATAAACGAACATTCTTTGTTAATGAATGAAACAGATAGAACAAGTGTAGCTTTATTATTTCACGAAAACATTATAGACCTATTTGAAGATTCAAATAAAGATGTAACTATAAAATTTTATCTTGATATTTTAGAAAATATATGTTTTTCTGATTATATTGATAGAATAACATTTCAAAAACAAATATGGGTATTTAATGAGATGAGTTCTTTGATAAAAACGTTTTACAACAATTTTTTATTACATAAAGAATTGAAGAAGAAATATAAAAAGAAAAAATATAATCCAACTAACGTTAGATTTACAAAAGTTTTAACCAAATATTCAACCGAATACAACAATAGTTTATTTTTTCAAGATCTTTGTAAGCAATTAAATATGGATAAAAAAGATTTATTTTCATATTTTATGGATTTGAGAAAAAAATATACGATAGAAGATATTATAAAACTGTTTGATAATGATAATTATGAAATAAATAAATTAGATATTTCAAGATTTTATAGATATATAGACTTCTTAATAAACGATTAATTTCCATTAATAAAAGATTGAAATGCTTCTGCTGTTCTTTCACCATCATATGGTTTTACTACTTCACCATTTTTGGTTAATAAAATTGTTGGAAATCCTTGAACACCCATTTTGTCCATTAAACCAGGATTTTCATCTTTTTCAACTTTATTAACTTTTACACCCTGATTATTATTACTCTGCATAAATTTATTCCATTCCGGCATCATTTCTTTACAATGTCCGCAATCTTTCCAATAAAATAAAGTAAATTCTTTCCCTTGTCCGGAGAATCCTTCTAACATTTCGCCTTGCATATGTCCACCACTAATAAGTTCATTATAAACAAACCTTATAACCATAATAACACCAAATGCTACAAGTAATTTGACAGGAAGTGGTTGTTTATGAAACTTGGCCATAGTTTTTTTTAGAAAACTTTGTATCGTCATTATAATTAATATTGAGATAATAATTATATTAAGATTTATTTATACTAACAGAAAGATAGAATCTTAAAATATCTTTATTTTTGATAAAATTAGCAGGAGATAAACTGGTTTGTCTCACGAAATTAGGATTTGGATTAACAAGTAATTTTCTTTTATCAAATGTATTATATTGATGTGCGAATACTAAAATAGAATGTCTTGGGTCCAATTGAACAAAAGGAATAGTATAATTTTTTAAAAACTCTTTCTCTTCTGCCATTTCGGCATTATCATTATAACGTGTTATTTTCAATAGTTCTTTTTTAAATGCAAAGGTTCCGGCTGTTGCATGAGATTGACCATAAGGACCAAATTGAAATACTTTTTCTAAATCATTAAAGTATATAAAAACAACACTACTCCCCGCAGCAATCGCTCTTGGTTGCGACATTAATCTTGAAACGGCGTGACTTACTCTTTTAGGTGGATAATAATCATCATCGTCCATATAAACCAAAATATCTCCTGTGCATTTTTCATGCATATAGTTTCTTTTTCTACCTAATTTCATTTTTTCTTCTACTCTAAAATATTTCACACACGTGACATCTTTAAATAAATCTTCTACACAATCTTCTCCATCATCAATAATGACCCATTCCATTAAATCACGTGGATAATCTTGTTCTAAAAAACATTTTATCAATGTTGGTATAAATGCTCTTCTATTATAAGTTGGTGTACAAATACTCACAGTAGGTCTTCCCGCGTGTCCTTTATTTACTTTTCTTCTATTTTTCTTTCCCATTACTATTAATTAGTTTATATCTTTAACTAATTAATTTAATAAATTATCTTTTCCTTCGGCGATTTTTATTTTTTTTTCCACCCCTCATTGTTCTTAATGCTTGATTTGCCACAACATTAGCTACTGGACCACCCATTCCAGCTGTTGCCATTGCTGTCCCAACACCTACCATTGCTGCTCTATTCTGCATCGCAGGATTGTTCGCTATTTGATTCATGGCATTCCCATATTTTACAATAGGTTCTTTGGCGGCAGCATTCATTACAGAATTAAAAACCATTCCCTGTGCTGAAGGCGCCGGCGATGAACTTACTGACGGTTTGTCTCCGCACGGTGGTTTTATTTTCCAACCTTCTTTCATTTGTTCAGTCCATCTATCTTTCCAACCATCGGCACCATATTTTAAATGATTTGGTCCTGTATAAGCCCATTGTTCTTCTTTTGGTAAAGTAAATTCAGAAGGAATCACTTTGAGTGTTGGATCCTTGTCTGGCTTTTTACCCGCAAAAGGGATAACTTGTTTAAATAGATTTATAAATACACATCCCAATATTAGCACACCTAAAGCATAAGGCCAACCAGAAATATTCTTTTTAACTTGTGCCCAATACCAATTATATGATTGTCCAAAAACGTTTTTCCAATCACCTCTCCATTTTGGACCTCCTTTCCAAAACGCAACTCCTACTTTAAAATACGCTGGATACATTTCTGTATTTGCATATTGTGCTGTTGCAAGTAAAATAAAAATAGTTATAATAAGAAAATATTTTGCTACTAATTTTTTTAATATATACCATACTGTTTTACTTGTTTCTGGCATATTTCTTCCAAATAACCAGTAAACACCATATAAAGGTAATATATACATAGCTATAATCATATTGAATGAAAATATAGAACCGATAAGTATTCCTCTATAGATTAATCGCCAAATTTTGGCCATAATAACAGCAAACCACGCTGTATCATCATGGCCTGTATGCCACCAATATTTACTAAACAAAAATCCTAAGGCTTTATCTTTACATTCTTTCATTCTAAACGCATCTATAATTGCCATAATACTTGCGTAAATCAATGATATATAAGGTATTCCTATTGGAACTCCTAAGTATTGTTGCGCCAATTGTCCTGTTCCTACCATTAAAAATACAACAGTAACAATAGTTACCCAAAATACACCCAAAAAGGTTTTGATTGTTTGCCACCATGTTTGTGGTCCATCAGGAATTTTTGGATTTAAAGCGGGTGGTAAAGGACCAATAATAGATTTATATATGTCTAAAAATCCGTCAAACATATTTCTTGCTTGTAAAAACATATCTCTAACATGATTAGCCCATATTGTCTGTGGATAAACAAAACCTCCATCTCCAACATCGTCACTTGGTTGTGCCCACGTATAAGGCCAACCGTGTTTTCTTGTTGAAAAATATCCCAAATTTCCCATCTCGCTTAAACTTGCGGATTTTACACCGGGTGGTGCCTTTTTAACATAAGGCGGTTTAAATGGATCTGTTCCTGCGACTTGATTACTACTATAACCAGGCATTTTTTTATATTCATTTAAAACAATCCATAGATGTGCGGGTATATATAAAAATAATAATACAAAAGCAAATATATTTAATGCTGCTATTCCAGCATTTACTGCTCTCATTTCAGGACTACGATTTCTATCTGTACTTGTGCCTATAAATCCTTCTTTAGTTTTATCTTCTTTCGTTTCATCTTCTTTATTTTTTTTATCTTTATTTTTTTCGTCTTTTCTCATTGTATCAATTTTTCTTTCATTCTCTTCAATTATTCTCTTTGCCTCTGATTCAGTTAATGATTTTTCTTTGGACATATATATTAGATATTGATATTATTATTATAGAATATTAATTAATATATTTAATAATTTAGGAGCTAAATATATAATGAATGATAAAATTTTCACTTTCTTATTAATAGTATCGGTATTATGGGTAGGCCTTCATTTTTTTACAGATTTAAGTAGATATACTAAAGAAAACAAAATTATAAATACTTCTAAGATTGATAATATGTATTGGACTTTTAGAACCTTAATGCCAAGATTGAATACACCTAATACAAGAATTATATTTAATTAATATTAATTATGAATAATTAATTATGTCTATAATTAATATATATGTTCGGTGAAGTTATTGAAATATTTCAAAATATATTTAATCAAACAATTCATTATGCAATGAAATTTTGGAAAGTTTTAAGTATTATATTAGTTGTTTGGGTTTTTTATCATTTTTTGGTTGATGGTGAAATTATGGTAAGAACCGGTAAATTGCCTGAAACATTTGTATCTGAAAAAGAAAAAATATTTAATTCCAATAAATTTGCTCTTGTAACATTACCTAATTTAGATAATTATGATGTTGAATTATCCATACCCTCAGGACAATTATTACACAATACAGTTCAAGGAAATTGGGGATTGGCTACGGACGCAAATAATTCAGGAATGACTTTGGGTGTTTATAGAGATGGTTATTCCGCCGATGGTAGTATATTTAAAGGTAAAAGTGGAAAACTATATAAACGTATGTTAGAACAAGGACCTTATGTTATTAAATACTCAATTAGAAAAGGTAAAAAGGGCCATCATGTTAAAGTATATGTTAATGAAAAATTAATACATGATATTAAAAATGAGGGTGTTCCATCAGGCGATTTAAAAGTTATGGGAACTAATTATGCTAATTATAATGAAGAAACTACAGGAACAGAAAGAGGTAGAAGAAAGATCGATTATATAAAATTTATACCCATGGAATCATCTAAAAAAGAAGGTTTTACAACTGGAACCGCATCTACTATAGTTGGATTACAAGCAGAAGCAAGAACAAGAAATGCTTTAAGAGAATATTTCCTTGCGGTTAAAGATTTATGCAAAGGAGATAATTCAAATTGTGAATGTAAGCCCAAACCAAGTAAATTAAAAAATTCTATGAAAAAATTATTAACTCCGTGGGCTCGATTTTCTCAAATAGCACCTTTAGCATTTTATAAAATGAATGCTGAAATCGCAAAAGGTATGACAGCACAAGAAGCTATCGCCAAATATGCTTCAGACTTAACAGGAGACAAAAGAAAAGATAAATACTTTTTAAAGAAAATGACCAGAACAAGTGCTGGCGAATTAGCAAAAGAATTAAATATGTCCAGTGCAGGCGAGTTATCTAAGATGATGAGTGAAGCCAATCAAAAAATAGCTTGTCCTACTTGGACAATACCATCTCCATATTCTATGCCCGAAGAAACAGCAAATAGAAGCCAACCCATCTATTCACCTGAGCCTACACAAACCACACAACAACAACAACAAACAGAGAAAAAAGAACAACAAACAGAATTTGTTAATGCAAGTGAAAAAACAGATACTATTTGTCCAAGAAACTGTATGAAACCAAGAGTTTTAAACGAATATTGTGAAAAAGATATTATTAGAATGGTCGTTGGTGGTGAGGATAAATTTTACAGAAAATGTGATTATACCTGTAAAAAACGATCAGACAAAGATTATATTAATTATGACATGAGTGGTCCAGGAAATCCATATGACCCAAAACGAGATGGTTGTAGAGATACAGAAGCTCATTGCGTTGGTAAATGTAATAAAGTATTAGTTGAAACTGATGAAATGGGTAGGGATTTACATTCATTAGCCAATAATTATACTAAAACACAAGAAACTGTGGATTACGCAAAATCAAGATTATTTGCTACTAAACAAACAACCGGATTATTTGGTGTTAAGGATAATCGATTGGGCGGTTCCAAAACTGCTTATCGAAGCGATTATAAACCACGAAATCCTAATCCAAAATTCGGTCCTATTGATTATGATGCTGTATGGGATTTTACTCCATAAAATTGATTTAATTTTTTAATCATGTTAATTTTTAAAATAATATGATTAAAACACACAATAACAAAATAATTAAGAATATTGTAAAGGGTTTAAAATGTAATCCCCCAACACCACCTTGTAACGAAGAAACATTTTATTGTTGGTTTGGTACAATAAAGAATGATAAAAAATCATTAAAACCAGTTAAATGTAACTATAAAATAGTTTTACCAAAAGATTAACGTCTCTTCTTTCTCGTCTTCTTTCTCTTTCTCCTTCTTCTCTTACTCTTTCTCTTTTTAGATTTACGGCGTGTTTTGCGTCTTTTTTTACGTCTGGTTTTTCTCTTTTTTCTCCTTTTCCCACCCATTGTCGTACAATTTGGGATGGGACATCCATAACGAGACTCTTCATTTTCATTTTCGAGTAAAAATTCTTCATCTATTTGTTGTTCAGTTAGGTATTCAGTACCTGAACGCGTGCCACGAATCTCCACCCATCGCTGATTCTCCCCATCAAATTCAAACACACGATCATGTATACCTTGCACTCTTGCCACGCTATCCGAAATTTGTCGTCCAATTCTCCGTGGGTGTAATCTAATATCTCCACCATGTTTAGACTTTTTTTTATAATATGCCCAAATAGCTAAAGCTCCCAAAGTTCCAACAACAAATAAACCACTCCAAAATACTTGATTTGCCGCGCGTATCGTATTTCTGCTGTGTATTTTTAGAGTATCTTCAATCTGATTCTTAATATCGAATGTCATTTTTTTTGCTTCATATTCAAGTTTCATTTGTTGTTCAGCCACACTACGAGAAAATCCTGTTGTGTAATCATCAACAGGTTCCCAAAGATTTATAGCTCTTGCATATTCATCCATATTATATCTCATTCTATCTATCCAATCATCCATATTGTAAGTAGCGTGGCGTCGTGCTTGAATCTGTTTCGCGTGTTCTTCTCCCCCTTCTACAGTCTTTTGCATCTTTCCCTTAGCTTTTTCTATCAATTCATTCTTGGTTCTTTCTACTGCCATTTCTCCAACAACTGTCAAATATAATTTCATATCTTCGCGAGCATGACCCCTGTTTAAAATAACATCAACGACTTTTATTTTGTCTATCAAATCTGTTTTAGGATAAACTTGATCTGTCCATACCTCGTGGGCTTCATATACCACAACACCAGTACCCATTTTTTCATCATCAGATTTGCCATCAGTTAATTCCATAAGTGCTGGTGGTCTTTTAAATTTATACACTTCTGGACTTGCTTCTTCTACCCCTAACAAATTCGAGCTCAAAATACGAATAAGGTATGAACCATACACACATAAAGTTAGTAGATGATAAGAAAAATAAATATAAGGTGCGGAATTTATACCTTGTTTTCCTGTCTTAACAAATGCACTATCTTTATCCTCATCTACTTCAAGAATTACGGGTAATTCATCCAAATATCGATTCGCTAATTGAACTGCTTGTGTATTTTGAACATTGGCCACCATGGTCATTACATTATCGTAAGTTGCCATAGCATAATCATTTGGCGTTGGTCCTTCATCGCCCTCCCATTCACCATCATCGTTCCACGCCCCACCACTTTGTTTTTTCCTTCCTCCTTTTTTTGAACACTCTTTACAAGCTTGTTTCTTAGTGCCTAATCCAATACTCGCATATAACACATTAGTTAAATGGTTTAATAGAACCGTACTTTCGTCGTCATCAGTCCCCTTACTTGCAACACGATTTATATTTTTTTTAATATTTTTATCATCTTCATTATTATACTCGCCATTTATTAGATCTTTACATCTGTCATAAAGTTTCTCATTTTTTTTTCTTTTATTTATTCCTATATAAAAACTAAAAAATGATAATTCAGGAAATTTTTCAACTCTTTTTAGTTCTTGTTCTTTTTCTACTTTTTCTGTTGCTAATGAACTCATATATATATATTAATTGATATAATTAATATTTATAAAAACGGGCTTCTAATTTTCTTTTTTCTTTTAACCTTTTTCTTACCTTTACCCTTTTTTTTACCCTTAGTTTTTTTACCCTTTTTCTTTGTACTTGCTTTAGTTTTCTTTTTCTTTGGAGCTTTTTTTACAGTTTTTCTTTTTTTACGAACAGGCTTTTCTTTTCCTGGTAAATATCTTAAGAAATACCATTCATATTCTTCAGTATCTTTTTTATCTTTTAATTCATTAAATTTTCGTGATTTTTCTGCTAACAATTCTTCTTTGGCATGAGCAGTTCCATAACAATCCATACTAAAACGTCTTAATATTCCATGACCTTGATTAATGCGATTTTTTTCTAAAACTCTATATAAAAATTCACACATACACAAAATACGTTGTTCATCATAATAACTTCTATTACTGTATAAAAATGCTAAATAGAAACTCAACATAGTATCTAAGGTAGCAATTTTAATGAATTCTCCTTCTAATCTTATTTCATTGTAACTGTGACAAGAAAGAGGTTCATATATAAATACAACAGTTTCTTCACCAACAACAATTTCATAATGAGGCGCTACAATTTCTCCAATACCTTCGTGTTCAATTATTTCAACATCAGTTATACCAATATCTTTTAATCTTTCTTTAATTATTCTTGCGCAAGCGGTTGGATCTTCTGATAAAACATCAAAATCAGGAATTCGTGGAACTTTAGTTTTTCTTAGTTTTGGAATTTCTTTTAAATACAATCTATTTGCAAATGCACCAAAGAAAACACAACCCTGATTTATTAACGTATCTTTAACTACATAAAATATTTTGTCTTCTATTTTATTTAAAAATAGGTCATCCTGACTTACTTTACTACCACCCTTCTTTGTTCGTTTAATAATGGTTGGTTTCATACCATATTCAAATAGACGTTGAATAGATTCTATCGAACAATTTTTACCTCTTAAGGGGTAATGTTTGTTTAATAGTCCAAGTCTTTTTAAAACTTTTTCCCAACGACTAACATCGCCTTGCGGTCTTGATAATTCAAGATACATAGACATCCTTAAATAATTGATAGAGCAATACATTATACCATTAACACTTAAGGAATCACTCATTAGCGTGTCATACAACTGTTTGGGTAAAAATGTAATATCGGCAACAGGAATATAATTAACGAACACTTTGAATGTGCCAGGATGCATCCCCGATTTGGCTTCAACTTCAGTATACCCTTTTTTATGATAAATACCTGCTAAATTTTTTGCGTCATTTAATGGGTCTGGAGAGTAAAAATCATAATCGGGTAATTCAATCTCTTTATTATAAAATTGCTCATATATTGGTAGTAAATTATTAATCGCTGTTCCACCATAACATATTCTTTTTGTTTCTTGTAAAAAACTTTCAACTATATGAATAATATCTTGTATTTCTGGTGTATTAATCTTTTTTTTACCGGCCTTATCTTCAATCATTTGAACAGCCTGTCTAACAATAGCTAATTCACATTCTTCAAATGTCATATCTTTCGTACATAAATCTGATCGTTTCTTAGGCATTAATATATATATAATTATAGATATTAATATTTATACTTCAGTACAATCGCCTGTAATGTCATTACATCTTTTCTGTGGAACACTTGGATCTTCTTCTGGTTTGTTCATAGGTTTAGGCATTGGTATTTTTCTTGGTCCCCATAATAAATCTTCTGGTTTCAAGACAATCTGTTGTCCCTTAGCCCTAAACATTTCATTATATTTTTTCATTCGTTGTCCAGCTTGTGATTCCTCTGATAATTTACTATAATTCATAAACACAAATTGAACACCATACGCATGATGTGATTGCCAATTTGAATTATCAACCGCAGCCGTATCATAACTATTTATAGGATATGTCATACATAATCCATTTAAATTCTCTTTCTTAAAGTCAGATATGGCAAGTGTATTTGTTACAGTAAATCCCGTTTCAACGCGTATTTTGCCTTTTGGACTTACTTGTGATGTAGGGGATAAATTAACAAATGAGAAAAATTTAGTATTTTGTTTATAATCGTCACAAAAGTCTTCAACCATAATAATAATTTTCTTTTTTAATTTACTTAATGGTGTATGTGCTAAATTTTTACCCATTACTTTATCAGTTCCTTCTTTAGCATAAGCCGGCCCCAATAAAAATCCTTTAAAGTGCCTTTCAATAAGATCTGCTAATACACCATACATTACATCTTTTTTTCTTGATGCTTTTATTCTTAAATTAATAAATAGTGGGTCGTTGCTATTGGGTGGACCTGAAAAACCAAGGCTTTTTATAAGTGAAAAAGCATCATTTACCGTAACATGGTTGTAGGTTCCTTTTGAATCATATTTATGTTTTCTACACGCTATTTTAGAATTAATTTGTGGATGATTTCCAGCACCAATGATAGGTTGGTTTTCCATAGACATGTATATTTCTAAATCTATTACACGAACACCATGATTTAATATGGCTTCTAATGCTTTTAAATCAACATATCCATTTTGAAATTCTCCTGTGCAACACGTATTATAACTACTCGCAAAATAAAAATTAACAATAGGTTGATTATTTATTTCTTTATATGAAGTCGCTGATGAAAAATTCTCTATTAATCTTGTTCCAGTAAAACCCTCATTTTTAATCATATCCGCATATTTATTTGCTAATGCGGGACCTTTTGCTAATTCTCTTTGTATATAAAAAGTGCCCAAGAATACTACAAGACTTGTAAATAATATCCATCCCAAAATTATACCAATTTTTTCAAAGTTCATATATTAATTATGTACATAATTAATTTAATATAATTAATTATATCACGATTTAAAATTTTAATATCTAAATATTTTATTAGACATGACAGGAGGATTAATGAATTTAACAGCAGCAGGAAATGAAAATATAGTTATTCATGGTAACCCAAAAAAGACATTTTTCAAAGCCGTATTCAAAAAACATACCAATTTTGGTTTACAAAGATTTAGAATTGATTTTGAAGGTAATAGGGTATTAAATTTTACAACGCCTACTATATTAGATTTCAAAATACCAAGATATGCCGAACTATTATATGATACATATGTGTGTGTTACATTACCAGATATATACAGTCCATTACTTTATAAAGGTGAAAATGAATTGGGTAGAAATTTAATTCCTTATGAATTTAGATGGATTGATGAACTCGGAACGAATATGATACAGGAAGTTGAAATTTATACAGGCGGAACTACTTTAGCCAAATATTCAGGAGAGTATTTAAGTTGCGTAAAAGAAAGAGATTTTACAGGAGCAAAAAAAGATTTATGGAATAGAATGACAGGGAATGTTCCTGAAATTAATGATCCAGCTAATGCGAATGGTAATATCAATGTATACCCAAATGCTATGTATATTGATGAAAGTGGTGTTGAACCAAGTATTCGTTCAAGAAAAATATATATACCTTTAGATGCATTCTTTTGTGAATCCAGCAAAATGGCATTGCCATTAGTCGCATTACAGTATCAAGAAGTGAGTATTCGATTAACATTTAGACCAACCTATCAACTTTACACTATTAATAACATAGGTGATATTCAAAGTGATACTTGTATTAGTTATAGAATAGCACCAAATCCAAATGATTTAGATAATCAATTATGGAGATTTTTACAGGCACCACAAGATGTTGCGGCAAGTCTGGAATTATATAATCAAACACGCAATGATTGGAATAGTGATGTTCATCTAATTGGAACATATGTATTTTTAGGACAAGAAGAAAGAAGGACAATGGCACAAAATTCACATACTATATTGTTGAAACAAGTGAAAGAATATGATTTTTTAGGACAAGCTGGTTCTAAAATTGTCGAAATGGAAAGTCGTGATTTATTATCGGGATATATGTTCCGTTTTAGAAGAAGTGATGCTCTTATGAGAAACGAGTGGTCTAACTATACTAATTGGGCATATAGAAATGTTCAGCCTCAAGCATTATCAGAAGATTTGCCATTATTGGATGGTAATGAAATACCTAATCCAAATAATTTTCATATTACGGGTTCTATAGGAACATATGCTCACAATCAAAAAGAAATTCTTTCTGAAATAGGTATTATCATGGGTGGTGTATATAGAGAAAAGGTATTGGATTCTGGTATATTTAATTATATTGAAAAATATATGCGTTCCACTGGTGGTGCTAAAGACGGATTATATATGTATCAATTTGGTTTAAATAGTAACAAGAAAGAATATCAACCTTCGGGTGCTATGAATGTAAATAGGTTTGCTGAAGTTAGTTTAGAATACAATACGGTTGAACCACCTTTTAATCCAATGGGGGCTTTAGTAGAATATATTTGTGATTCCAGTTCTAATCCAATTGGTTTTCGTAAAAATACGGGTTCTTTGAATTCTTATAATTATGATATGAAGGTTTTTGAGGAAAGATATAACGTTTTGGTTATTAAAAGTGGAAGAGCAGGATTAATGATGAGTGTTTAATATATTAAATCTAAGTAATTAATATATTAAAATGAAATATAAAAAGTCATGTACAAAGAAAAATAAGAGAACGCGCAAAAAAAGAGGCGGAACAATCCGCCCAAGGTTTGGTGGTGTAGGTACTCCACTAACTCATTTTGTAGTTAGGGCTATAGGAGACAGAGACAATGGTCCTATTAATGATTTTTTAGGTAGTATTCGTAATAGACAAACTGAGGGTTATTTTCTTGAAAACGACGACAGTTTGGAAGAAGATAGAGTAGAAAATTTTGCAGAAGAGTTAGAGGTGATGGCAGTGGATCAAGCTTATATAGGAGGATGGTTCTTGATAACATATGACATATCAAACCATGATAATTTTATGAGCTATGTAGGTGGAAGCGGTTTTTTTAATTATCAACATACCCGTAATATACCAGTTTTACAAGAGTTTATTGCTAGTACTAGTAATAATATCCCAAACGATAATATATTTCCATCACCCCCAATAGAATTATTTGCTCAAGTGGATACGGGCGATATAGGAAACCAAAGTCCAATAAGTGTTATGGCGATAGATGATGTACAAGAAGGCCCCGGTGATGAGGATGAGGATGAAGATGAGTACGATAATTATGAGCAGACAATGGGTAGTATTGCTCAAAATACTTCACCAGATGATGACCTAATGGAAATAGGAGGCGGAAAACGCCGTAAGAAAAAGACGCGTAAATATAAAGGCAACAAATACCCATACAAAAATATCACCAAGAAAGAAGCAATTGCCGATTTTATCAAACTTAAAACAACTACTAATCCTCGCTCGCTTAACGGTTTAGAAATAGTTAATTATGGAACAGAGAAATTAAGAGTAAGAACAAAATACAGAGGGAAGTCATTGATACAACGATGGAAAGATAAAAAAGCAAGAAAAACCTTAAAGAAGTTCGCAAATAGACTTTATAAAGGTTCTTATACAGATGATTTATTACACGCGTATCGTAGTGCTATTGCTCTATCATGGGGAACATTAAGTAGTATGAGAACCTCAGCAGCTCTACAAATGTATCGAAAATACAACGCGAAAAAGGTTTTGGATTTTACAGCTGGATGGGGTTCAAGAATGACCGCGGCATTAGCGGCGGATATAGATTATATTGGAATTGATACCAATAAATCTTTAAAGAAAGGTTATAATAAGATATTAAAAGCAACAAAGAAACATACAAAAAGTAAAGTGAAACTGTTTTTCAAACCAGCAGAAACAGTAGATTATTCTAAATTAGATTATGATTTCGTGTTTACATCTCCTCCATATGAGTATTTAGAATTGTATGAACATATGAAAAATTATGAGGGTACAAAGAAAATTAAACAAGCTCATAGTGCAAATGATAAAAGAAGAAAAAACGATGGATTTTATGATACATTTTTAATACCGACAATTAAAGATATTTATAAGCATTTACCAAAAGGAAAGTGGATGTGTTTGAATGTGCCGGATTTGATGTATGATAAAATTAAAAAGAAATGGAAAGCTTGTAATAAAAAAGAAGATTATATGATTAGTAAGAGAGTAGGAAGCAATATGAAAAGCGATGATAGAAGAGGACAAGAGTTTGTCTATTGTTGGAAGAAATAATTACAGATGAACAAATACATCAAATACAGATCTACTTGTAAGGGATTTATCTATATTTTTTATACCTTGAGGAGTACATTCCCTCATTCTATTCTCAACATAATCAGCCAGTTCATTATAATATTTTTTTGATGCGATGCGCATTTCACCATTATTCATGTCTTTTGCGATCTCAATAAATCTTACAAATATGGCCATGTTATCTTTAAATTCGGGCGCTTCAAAAAGCTTCATTTTTTTGCCGTTCAGTTCGATAGTGAAAGTTTTACAATATTTTAAAAATTCGCCAAGAGAATGAAAATACATCTTATTTTCTATTGATTGAAACTCATATGACGGGTCAATTAATGTATCTTTTTTTAAATATATAGTAAGATGTCCTGCGTTCATCATGAACCCATCATTTTTTGTGCCGATACAAATGGTTGGTTTAACAACAACAGATACTCCCATCATAAAGAACATATCGCGCAAATATTGAACGTTAGCCACACATTGATTTTTAATATTATTTATTTGTTGATATTTTAACATACACTCAAGGAATTTGCTTGAAGCATGTGCTCTTTGTGTTGTTGAAGGTGTAACGTTATAAGACATGATTTTAATATTAAATTATTAATTAATATTAAATCAATTTTATTATAATGTGATTCCAAGGATACTTGGTAATTACATTTCACTCAAATATTTTGTGGCTTTAATAATACCATAAAATGTTCCCCCAAACATAGCAGTTTTCAATAGGTATCCACCGAAGGTAGGATTTTCATCTTTTGTGAATAAGGAAGGTAAAAATTTACGAAATTGTTTACTCACAAATGGCATTTGAAATAAAAAGTATAAAACCATTACCATTAAAGGCATTTGTAATTCTTCATAAATCATATCCAATCTGTCTTGTTCATTTTCTTCCATTTTACCTTTATGCATCATATTATATAAAGTATCGTCATTTTCAATATAATCATCCATTTCTGCTTCTGGTATATAATTTGGCATCATATGTGGATCTTGTTGTTGTTGGGTATTCATTTGTATATCTCTATTTGGCAATGCTGTTGCTTGTGGTTGTGCTTGTAAAGCTGCCGTTATTGTATTAGCGTTATCCATTGACATTTGTTGCATTGGTACATTATTAGGAGCTTTCGCAGCTGGTAATAAATTATTATTAGATGGTTTCATCATTGGAGGAGGTCCAGCATTTTGTTGCATCATGCTTTCTTTTTCACTAACATTCAATACAACTTTATTTTGTGTTTCATCATTGGGTAGAGCGGAAATACTTGTAGTTCCATTCATATATAAAACTACAAATATTGGTAAAAATTAGTTATTACGCAAAATCTACTATTTTTTTACTATTGTCACACGTTGTTGCTTTTTTAGTAAATTTATAACATTTATCATCAAATTCAAATATTTGATTATCTATTTTATCGATTTTTGGAGCTTTAAAAACTAAACAATTTCTATCATTACAAACTTTTCTAAATAATGTCGCAAGTCCTAATCCTAATAATATCGAAATTACGGAACGACCGAAAACTCCGGTTATCAATCTCCTTATATACATATATTAATTATAAACATTATTAATTTATGTATTATTGAACATTATATGACCGTATCTTATTCTTATCATTGGGACATTTTATAGATTTAGCTGTAAATTTGTAACAAGTATCAGCGTGGTCTTTATACAAAATTTTATCCAAATTGTCAGGATTAGGATACACGTATATTTTTTGAGTTTCGGGGCCAGTAACATAGGTAACAAATAATCCTAGAGCCAGACTAACTAAGAATAATGGAACATTGATATATTTCATAATATTGAAATTCATATATTAATTATAGATATAATTAATTATCTTACAATTGATATTATTTCTCAGGTTTCAAATCATTAAGATTAACTTCCTGAAGTTCAGGGGAAGTTGGGGTTGTTGGACTATATGTGGGCGACGTTGGATCATACTTTGGTGATTCTGGTGTCCAAGCCGGTGATGGTGGTTTATTTGGATCATACTTTGGTGATTCTGGTGTCCAATCTGGCGATGTTGGGTCCTGATTGGTTACACCTGGAATATATACAGGACTATCTGATTCATCTGTATTATCCGCTTTTTCTGTAGGTATTTTAATCTTAAGTGGTTTAGGTCCTTTAACAGGTTTTTCCATTAAATCAAATTCATCTTCACTATCACTTTCAACGGGTGTTTTCATATATTCAATAACTTTACCTGCTTTTTTAACAACTTCCTGATTTTTGTAACTAATTTTTTTTTCATACACTTTATATTCATAAACGCTTTTATCTATTTTCTGTTTTTTACTATCATCTTTTGGTTTTTCAGCTAAAAATGATGTAGAATCATTAGGTTTTTTACCCTCAACTGATATAAATCCATTATAATATCGTATTTGTCTTATTTTATTTTGTTGTTCTAAAATATCTGTGATATAATAGTTCATAGTGCCTACAGGACCATCTTTTTTTATTTTTTCATTAAATTCTGATATATTTGCATTTAAAATTTTAGTTAATCTATCCACCTCAGCACCAATATCCATCATAACAATTTCATTTGTTTCATTGTTTTTTTGAGGATATTTTGACATTTTTTCAAAACTTTCAATTATACTTTTCAACTTTTTTTGTTCTTCTGTATAGTCCTGTTTTACACGCTCAAATTCCTGTAATATAACATCTTCAGATTCTAAGTCAAATAATAAATCCAATTTTTTCCTAATTATTTCCTCTTTAAAAACTTCAAGTGTTTTTTTTGTTTTATCATAATAATTATAATAATTTTCAACTTTATCAGTGTTTATATTTATAAACAAATCACAAGGATTATTTGCCACGGGACAAGAAACTTTCAGTTGATTTGGTCCAATTTCGAAATTCATTTTTCCTTCTCTACCGCATTTAATACATTTGTATTTATAATTTTGAATTTCTCTCATTTTATCATTTTTTGTTTTGTAAGCTTTATTTTTTCTAATACGTTTTTTGACTTCATTCATTTTATCTTCGTGTTCTGCTTTCAATGTATAAAATTCATTTATCATATTATTCATATTTTCTATTTCCATTTATATTTAAACATTATAAAATTTTTTATGTAATAATTCAAAATTACTTTCAAATTTAGGTAAATTTGTTATCATTTCGTCATATTCCTTTTGTTTTTTTGCACTTAATGATTTTATTTTATTTAAAATATAATTTTTTTTTAAATTATCTTTTCTTTTCTTTTCTTGATTGTTTGGTTTTGATTTATATTTATAATTCAATATTACAAAAACCACTAATAAAAACGCAAAAAATAAAAATATATTAAATAAATTATTATCATATTCCGTCTTTTCAATATGAACTTTTTTTAAAGTTTCTTTTAAAAAATATTTTGTCCCTGGTTCAATCAGAGAAGGTCTTATGTTCATTAAATATTAAATCTAAAAAAAGAAATAAATTTATGCACAATATATAAATGTCTGATACTCTTCAAAATATTAAAAATGAAAATAAAAGTTCAGCAACTCCAACAAATTCGATGGTAACTACTATTTCTTTATTGTTTTTTTATTATATTGCTCGATACATATTTTGCGATAGATATGGTGTGAGAAAGTATGGAAAGAATTTGGCTTTTTTATTTGGATTTATTGTTGCTGGTTTAATAATATTTAAACAATTTTCTACAAATTTAGCGGCAACAGGGGATCACTGTAGCGGTGATGTTCAAGTAACTCATGCCGTTACATATACTTTAGTACCAAATCTAATATTCGGTTTAACTGTCTTTATTTTGCTAAATAAATATCCAAGTTGGAAATCACCATTCTCTAATACTATTGGATATATGATAGCATCGATTTTTGGATTAAGAGGTACATTTAATAGTATGTTAAAAACCAGTTCAAATGAAGGAACAGATACAATAAATAAAATTTATAAAGACCCATCTATGTTAATTAATGAATTACAACCAGATGCACCCACCGTAATAAGACACGATAGTAGTTTTGATATAGAATTAAAAAGACTTGCAAAAGCTAATATATTTAAAGAAGGATGGGAGAAAAAGGCTAAAACGTTGTATAATTTAGTTGTGATAAAAGATATGGTAGCAAGTTTGGTATGGTATTCTTTAACATATGCTTTAATAATAGCAACATCTTTTAATGGAATAATGAATATTAGTTGCATTCGTTCTGAAAAAACATTAGCAAAAGGAAAAGAAATAGGAAATTTTGGAGCTAAGTTGGGTTCAGCAGTTGCTTCAAAAGCAAATGAAGTAAAGAAAAGTACAGAGGGATTTTTAGGAGGTAAGCCAAGCAGTAGTTTGTCTGGTTCGGCTGGAATTTATTAATAAATATAATTCATATTCATATTTATTAAATGGAAAAATGCGAATTACAATAATATAATACACTTAAATAACATAAAATAGCCACGATAATAGCAAACAACCAAATAGGTAACACTGTTTTTTTCTTTGTACCAATTCCAAATTCTCTTAGAGAACCATCTGGATTATATAAAAATGATGGATTTATTAGCTGTATTAATGCGAAAATAACAACAAATATTAAAATAGAAATAGAAGTTATATTTTTTCTTATAATGGATTTATTCATAATAAATTAAGTTTAGATTAGTTTTTATATAATAAATTACTAAATATTTATTAATAAGGCCTCTTTTTTACCTCTTCGCGATTCAAATATTGTTGTTCTTGAATAGTAGTTTCCCTACCCAAAGCTTCGTTCCTTTTCGGAAACCGACCAAACATTTGGATGGTTTGTTTATGACCAATAACGTGAGGTTCCATAGATTTTAACATAGCGTATTCTTTATCATTATTTGTTACTTCATCAAGAGAACCCATATAAGATACGTGAATAGGTGCTGTTATTTTTCTGTTAAAAGATGGTGCTTCTCCATATTGTGTTTTACGACCAAAAAAATGTAGTTCGCCTTTTTTCTGATATAAAATATTTTCTGTATGCATATATGGCATAAACGCAAACATAAATTCATATCCTTTTAATTTTTCTTTGTACATTTCCCAACCCAATTCAACAAATAACATACAACCATTATCATTTTTAAAACTATCACCACTACCTCTATAAATATGACGACTAAATTGATCTAACAATATAATATGTGCAACATAACTATCTTTTGTATGAAGCCAACAAAACCCTTTGCCCTGTTCAGCTTCTTTTAATAAATCGCCAAACTTTTCTTTAATTTCTTCGTCATATTCTTCGCTTTTCATAAACCATTTATCGTAATCAGGCGTATATCGTCCTTTTGAAAACCAATAATCTAAAATGTCTTTAGCTTTTGAAATATCCATATGATAAACCATATTAATTTATATTTATATGGTTTTACTATTAATAAAGGTCGTCTCTACTATCCATGTCTTCCTCGTCTCCCATATCATCCATCATTCCATACATTTCATTATGTATCTCGTGTTCACCCTGTTGTTCAATTAATAAATTTGTAGCAACATCACTTAAACCTGAGAACATGTTACCTTCTGTATTTTGTTCGCCGGGTGATAAATTAACACCGTTTTGATTAAGCATTTCATTAATTCTTTGTTGTTGTTGTAATTCTCTATCATACATATCGGGGTCATATTGGAAAATAGCTTTACTTAATCCAATACTCCATTCGCCCAACTTATGCTTTTTCAACTCTCTTTCAATTTTCCTATTTTCTTCATCCAATCGGTTAAATTGATCTTTTATATTTTCTTTCTCAATCTCTTTTTCTTTTAATACATCATTTTTTATTGTTTCGGGGTCTTTATCCAACATTTTCTTTGTGTCTTTGAAAATATTAAGATAAGTATTAATAATATTTGTTACCATTAACTCATAATCTTCCAATTCGCCATAAAGCTCACTTTCTTGATTTGGATCGTCTTTATCATATTTATTTAATACAATATCATTAACAATGTCATAATGTAAAAGAATTGTTGAATAAAATATATTTGTAATTACAACATTATAGACTTTACCATTAAAAATGGTTTTATTATCACCGATATTACTTAAAAACGGCATTAAATCTACAAAATCTACAATATCTTTCTTTATTTTTTCAATAGCACCCATTACAGCTTTACATTTCTCGTCACAAGAAAATCTTCCTAATTTATTTAATGGTATAATTGCTTTTACTATATTGTTTATATGATTGAAACTAAATTTTTTTGATCCAAATCCCCAATGAGAAGGCATTGATTTTATAAGTTTCTTTTCTGTAAATCTATCTGTTCCGTTCATAATAATATAAGGATATACAATTACCATATCTTTTATCATTGTAATAATTAAATTTGACAGTGTTATTTGTGTTTCATCGTCCTTAGACATAAACAAATCTTCACCGCGTAAATTAAACTCTTGAAGCTTTTGTATAAAATTTATTGTATGTTTTGTTTTATCTATTGTCTTCAATTTATTTACTATTTTCTTTGAAAGTTTTTTATTTATAAAATTAATTCCTTCAATAACTTCATCTGTAAAATCAATATCTCTTTTACTAGTTTCTTTTTCAGGCTTGGCCACATCATATGTATCATACAATCTTTCCATAATCGGTAATAATTCATCTAATCCATAAAATGTAGTTTTATTCATTTTCATTGATGATACCCAATTTTCAAATATTTGTCTTCTTGATGAAAGAACACTTGCTTTATCAAAAATAATACTTGAATCTTCTTCTTTCATATTTTGTTCTTCTACATTTCTTCTTGATACATACAACAATAACTGTTTTAAAGCTTCGTCATTCCAATTATGTCCTTCGCTTTTTAATATATCTATTTTATCCTGTATCGTATCTATTTTCTTTATCTCACTTGTATTTTTATTACACAACTGTTTTAAGGATTCATTCAATGGTATTCCTGTATTAAAATAACAATATTTGATAAAAGATAAATATATCGTGGACTCCGAAAATATAGTTGAATGAATCGATTTTTCTTTACGCGTATCAATTTCTGATATTAATAATGGTGGTGTTGCTATTCTTTTATGTTTATGTAAAACCTTTTTATATTCGATTACCAAATCGTTATATTTTTGAATTGTTTCATCTAATGTAACAAAATATTCATATGTGCTCAATACATTATCATCATTGCAACAATTATTTTCAGTATATGGAACATCATCCTCTGTTTTTAAAATTAACGGTTGTTTATCTATTACATTTTGTAATGATTCAATAATAGCGTGGGAATATAAATCTATTTTACTTTTTAATTTATTTAATCTTTCTACCGATTCATTAGAGACATTACTGTAAGATTTTAATATCTTATTATCGTAACCATCGCCCATTTTCTCTATTTTACGAACCTGTGTTCTCACCAACGGCGGTAGAAAATTCTCCCACGTATTTACAGATTTTTTTGTTGTTACCTTCTTATCTTTTTGTTTCATATATGATTTTTTTGTTTCTATCATTGCTTTAATTTCAACATTCTTTATAAAATATTTTTCGAGCCAATCCTTAATTTCTTTTGCAAACTTTGTTGTTTCCGGTTTTACATCTTTCTTCTTCTTTATTTTTTTCAAGCAATTCCATGGTTCTTCTTTATTATTTACTCGTAATTTTAATGTAGCACAAGTTAAATATTCTAAAAATCCCAAATCTTTTCCCATAGGAAATCCATCCAAATCCACTTGACATGGTGTTATTGAATTTCCTTGTTTGATATGCGGGATTGATGTTTGTATTACAACAGCATATGCTGCCAATACACTTTTAAATATAAACTTATGATGATATTTTGTCCAATTCCTTGAATATTTTGGGTCCTTCTTTTCCTTTTTCAATTCCTCTGTTCTTTTATCAAATTCACTTTTTCTTTGTCTGGATTCTTTTATTAACCTTTTTACATATTGATGTATCCATTCGTGTTTATTTTTAGTATTAAAGCCAAATATATCATCATATGTAGTTAATACATCTTTAATCATTTTCTCATCTTTGCTCATTTTCTGTTGAGACGTTTCTTCTCTCAATAAAATATTTGTTTGAGCATTAACAGCATCTTCATCTGTTGTATCTATTATTTCTCTTGTTATTATTTTTTGTCCAGATTTCTCATATTTTTGTTCTTCTTCATATAATACTGTTGAAATAACAAAACCACTATGTTTATCTACATATTTATCATTTGTTTCTTCACTTTTAGTTCCTCTTTCGTCTATTATTTTTTGTAAAGTTTCTTGATATGTATCATTCATATAAGCATTTGCCAATTCATAAAAAAATGTTGGTAATAATTTATTAGATTTATTTACACCATCATCATCTGATTTTTTACAATAAAACCAATTTGGGTCTTCATTCTTTATTTTTGAATAACTTCTACAAAATTCATCGACAAATTTTATAATATTATCAAATTTTTTATACTCATCATCTTCTGTCAATACTTTATCCCTGATTTCGATATAAGGACTTTGGTCATATTCTTCCAAATCAATTTCATTTGACAATTTAACTCTCGCTATATCATAATGTAATTTTTTATACATATTAAGTTTTCTAAGAAGAGTCAAATTATCGATGTTATATTTTATATTTTTTTCAAGATTAGATTTAATAGTATTAATTTTCTCAAGCATATCTGTTTCAATATTTTCAATAGTCTCCGCAATTAATTCTTCTTGTAATTTTCCGGTTTGATCTTTTATATTCAAACATTGATCATTTATAGTCATGCATTTTCTTTTCATATTACAGTTGACAAAGTTAAGTTCTTCAGGTGATAAATCATTTAAAGTATCATCTAATACCCACTTCTGATTTTTTCTTATGTAATATCTATATTGATATTCGCCAATATCCACAAGAGCATACTCACCATCAATAATTTTTTTTTGTTTATTTATCATAGATACAGAATCTCTTTCTGCTCTTTCTTCCTCTAATCCAACAACACTCATTAAATGTTCTTTCAATATTCTTTTCTTTTGTATTTTATCATCCATATATTTCAAATGAGGCATTTCGTCTATAATACCGTAAGGTGTATCATCGTATACTTTATCAAAAAATATGTCTATTTTATCTTCTTTCCTCAATGACTCAAAATTATCGAACTTTTTTGCCAATATTTTTGGTTTTAAAGAACAATCGGCACCATCTTCCATGGATTCTTTAATATTTTGTATTTCAAGCTTTAATGCATCAATTTTATCGGGAATACTTTCGTAATTAATGTTATTAATATCGTATAGTGAAACACAATTATTGAAAGCTCTACCATTATCAATATTTATTATTTTCTTTAAATATTGCGTGTCTGTTTCAGTTTCATCAAAATTATAACATTTACAATCTATACCATTAAATACATCTTTATCCTTAAAAAAATCAAAAAATATAGAAGGTAAATTATATGATTTTAAATCCATATAGTATTGATTTAATGAATTGTAAGTAAACCCAATATCTTTATAATATTCTTTTCTTGAATGGTCTAATGATTTTTGTATTTGAATGTAATGATACAATTCTATATCGTCATCATAAATCATATACGGTTCTAATTGGTCAACTAACTTTGTGTAATCTGTTATTCTCATAGAATTATTGCTTAAATCGGTGTATACTTTTTTAATAATTTCTCGAGTGTTGGGAAAAATACTTTCTAAAAAATTGTTATAATTATCAATATTATCTTCAATACTTTTATCATTCCACTCCTCATTATCCTTAAATCTATATTCTGTGATTTTTTTCAAGAATTGTTTATGGAAAGATTTTTTATTATCATTATCGTATACTAATTTTTTACCCATAAACCTATTATTATTTCTCATTAATCGAAATAATTTAAAATAATCGTGTTTATCATTATTAAGTATTGTGCGTTTATATAGATTTGTATTTTTTAAATATAACTTGGAATAATCTATTAAATGTGGTAAAACAATAAATCCTACCAATGAAATTTTATCAGGACTAACTAACTCTTTGAAAAATGCATTTTTCCCTTCGCGTTTATCATAAAAAGGTGTATTATATGATGAATTATATATTTCTGTTTGAAATTGAATATCAGTAACATTAATTATTGCGTCATCTTGTAATATTTTGCTATCATCAATACAAGTTTCAAAGTTACTTATTTGTTGAATAGCAGAAGACTTATAATTATTCAAATTATCTACTACTGTAAAAAAATTATCATTTACATTTCGTTGTATTATCGTATTGTTTTTATTGAAAGGGAGTTCAATATTATTGTATTTTTTGCCATATATGTATAAATACTTATTAACTCCATCAGGAACAATATCATTATACATATTATCCTGAGCATCCATAAGTTCTGTTATATTTTCTTCTGTTGTTTTCATAATAACATCATCTTCAACATCAGATATGTTTTGTATATCTGACAAGTGTTTTCTATTTCGAACTATAGGAATTATCCATTCATGATTATTATTAAATTCCGACAAACATTTTATGATAGGTTTATGATTTTTTGTTTTAATAATAGGCTTTGTAACATAGTTATCTTCATCAAAAAGAGAGTGCTTTTTTCTTAGTTGTAAATATCGTTCAATGGTCAAATGTATTTTATTATTATTTAATTCATTTCTATTATTAATATTTATCTTTGATAATAAATTATCCATGAGATCATCAACTTGATAATCAATATCAAATACTCTATCTCTTTCTCTTCTTGTTTTTACTTGTGTAACTGTGACATCGGTTTCAATAATTTTTATTTTATCTGCTGAAATAATATCTTCTTTTAAACTATCTTCTATTTCTTTGCTATCAAAAATTTGATCAGGTATTAAATCTTCGTCCAATATATCTATTATACCTTCAAATTCATCACCATCATATGTTTGTTCTTCTTCATCGTCTTCCTCTTCCTCTTCATCGCTTTCTTCTTTATTCCATTTTTTTATGGATATAATATTCAAATTTTGGGGGATACCTTTGTATTGAAAATCTATAACTAAGGGCGCGTCTGGATATTGTGGCGATAATAATTCTATTTGATCGTTTTCTAATCCTACGATTTTACCTTTTACTATCTCCCCGCCATCGAATCCAAAATGAATGGACCAAAATGTTCCTATTTCCATACCATTTTGTTTTGCGAAACCAGGGTGTTCTGGTCGATCAACTACAATGATTTGTGTAATTGAGGAATCCTCTATGGCTCCGTCTTTTATACTCAATTTTCTTAAAATTTTTCTTTGGTCGACTATAACTATTTTATCATTATCTAAATAATCTATTAAAAAATATTTATTATGATACGTGCTATTAGTTTCTGAAATTATTTTTATAACCGCACCTAATTCTAACGAAACGTCTTCATAATTTTCATTTTGCATATTACTTATATTTATAGAAGATTAATTATTTAATAAATTTACTTAAATAATT